TAATAAATTTTACTCTGAAACATACAATCCATCACTTGACATACAAGGATCATACAAGACACGCAGAGTGTATGGTGCTATGGCTGGTTATGATGAACCACAAAAGATTGTTACAGGTTTACAGTTACTACAAGCTGGTATCATAGACACACAAACTCTACAAGAAAACTTAGATGGATTAGATAACCTTGTTAGAGTGAATGAAAGAATTACAAAAGAAAAAGCAGATAAAGTTTTATTTGACACATTGTTAGCACAAGCCCAACAGGGTGATGCCAAGGCAACTATGGCTGTTGTACAGATAAGAAAAAATCCAGATGATATGCAAAATATCTTGGATAAATTCTTTACAGCAGAAGAACCAGAGATACCTATGGCAGAACAAGAATTGCTTGGGGGTGCGACCTTACCACCACAAGGTCCACCACCAGGCATAGCACAGTTACTACAAGGATTAGGTGGCTAATGTCAATTAATAAAAAGTTTGCAGATATAGTACACAACTCATTAGGTGATGTTGATGAACTTGGTGATGATATATTAATGGATGAAGAAGTTTTCCAACCAAGAATATTTAGAGATGAAATGCCACCAATGGTGTTTCCATTTGGTTATATGATAATCAGTTCAACTTTTATGTATTATGATGATGAGGAGCAAGATGGCAACGAGGAGTTCTAGTAACAAAGGTACTGATAGGAGAGCATTAAATGTTCCACCACCAGCACGAAATACACAAGACAATACACAAGCTGTAAGAAGAATACCTGGTATGCCTTATGGTGAACAACAAGCATTAACACAACAGCAACAAGCTGCACCATTACCAAAAGATACTACTCCACAAGCACAACCTGCTATGAGGAGACCAATACCTCAAATGGATGTGTTTGCACAAACACAAAGACCAAGTGAACCTGTTACATCAGGATTACCTTTTGGTCCTGGTATTACTCCACAGCCACAACAACAAGTATTGAAAGCTGAAGAAGTTAGAGATTTTATTTATAACAGTTGGCTGGAAACTGGAGATGATAGCCTACTAGAGTACATCTAATGGTTACACCTGAAGAAGCAAATAGACTTAGTGCTATACAACAACAAAGTGCTAATGTGCCTGGTTCTGTATTAGTACAGGCAACTAAACAACAAGCAGATAATTCTTTTGTAGATGGTCTTACAGATTTTTTTAGTAAAGCTAAAGAAAAAACTTATGGTGCAATTAAAAATGCAGTATTTGAACAATTTAATGTAAACCCTGATACAGGTGGTTTTGGTGAGTTAGCACTAAAAGGTGGTTTGTTAGGTGTTAGGTCGTTATATGAAAATGTTATAGCAGAACCTATAAGAACTATTGGTTTAGTACAACAAGGTGCAACATTTTCTGAAGCATATAAAAAAGCACAGATAGAACCATTTGCATATTGGAGAGAAGCAAAAGAAAAAGGTAAAAAAATAGATTTAGGTACAGCATTGTTTCAATCTACTGATCCTGAAAAAACACAAACATATAGAGATTTAATTGATAAAGGTGCAGACCCAATCAGAGCAAGACAGATTGCTGCTGCATCTTTAGGAGTTAATGTATTTGACCAAGTATTTGAACAAGAGAAAGTAGCACAATTTGATGGAGATAGAGCTGCTGCGTTAATTGCAAGAGGTAAAAGCCCACATATGACACCAGGTCGTGTGATATTTAAACCATTAGAGTTTATTGCAGGTCCAGAAGATAGAGCATATGATTTTTATACAGGACTTATTGACTTAGGTCTTAACTTACTTGACCCTACCTTTTGGGCAGGTAAAGCAGTTAAAACTGTAAGAGCAGGTAGGAGTATGCTTACTCTCACAGATGAAGGTGCTGATGCTATGGGTCTATTTAAAAATGGATTTGTTAGAAAATCTTTTAGTAGAACTTCTGCACAAGAAGCTATAGATGGAAAACTTGGAGATGAGTTAGCAAAGTTTTTGTATGCTAACAAAGATAAACCAGATGAGATACTTACAAGGTCTAATTTTAAATTAGTTAATGAGTTTGTTATAAAAGATGAAGCATTAGCAGATGACTTTGCAAAATTTTCTAATGAGTTATTCGGATTAGCAGATGGATTAGATGAACAAGCAGCTATTGCAGCAGTTAAAAATATATTAACACCTAAAGTATTAGCAGTTGCTACAGAGGGTGTAGTTCCAAAAGTACAAAAGGTAGGAACATTTAGAAGGGCTTTAGATGATTACTTTGGTCCACAGTACACAACAAAGTTAAGTGCAAATAATCCAGATAAATTAATTGTTGAGTATGTAAAGTTTCTTAAACTACTAGACCCAGCAGGTGAAATAACTAATCGTAGTAAAAGGGTAAAAGATATGATTATAGAGTTAGGAGAACTAGAAACTAAAAACCCTGCTCGTAGAGGTTCTGCAATAGTTAATAGAGTTATAGATGACTTTTCTGATTTACGAACAATATATAAAAACGAACTAGAAACAGCAGGAAAATTAACAGATAAAAATAATAAGTTAGTTGATGATGTATTTACTGTGTTACAAAAAGTATTAAAAGAACAAGATGATGCACAACAGACATTACCAATATTAAATAAATTCGGTGGTGTGTGGGATCAGTTTGCAGGGTTTATGAAAAAACACCCAGAGTTTAGTAAATTAACAGATGAACAAATAGATGAAATAGCTAAGACAACATTTTCTAAAAATGTTTTAGAATCTGCATTAACACAAGATTTAAAATTACAAAATCCTAGTCAAGTAATTAAATTAACAAATAAGTTAGATAAAAGTTTTAATGGTAGATACAGAGATGCGTTAGGCATTGTTGGTGAATCAGCAGTTGGTAGAGCATTAGATACTTATGTAGGAACTATATTTAAACCTTTAGTATTGCTTAGACCTGCTTGGACTGTACGAGTTATAGCAGAGGAACAATTAAGAGCTGTAGCAAATGGTGCGTTAGGTGTACTAGACCACCCAATAGGACTACTTGCTAGAATTTTTGATGACAGTATTGGTGTAAGAGGAAGTTACGCAAAAGAAGGTTGGTTAGATACAACTGCTTTTAAATTAGGCATATCTGAATCAGCAACAGGCAGAATAAGCAAATCAGTATTAAAAGATGGCAATAGGGTTATTTTAGATAACAAGATTAAGTACATACCTGCTAATAGATTACAGAACATAGAACAATGGGGATTAGGACAATGGCGTGTAATTAACTTGCTTAGAACAGATGAAATAAGCAAAAAAGTTGCTGCTATTGAATTATCTGATAATCCTGCAAAAGGTTTTGCTGAACTTGCAACATCACTTAAAACAGAAGGTGATGAATTAAGAGATGCTATGTTAAACCTTACATCAGGAAACAGCAATTTATTAAAATTATTAGAAAATAAAAATGGTTTAACTAAAAAAGAATATGATGAAGCAATAGAATTATTTATTACAGGTATGCGTAACAATTTAAAAGGTTTCTTATCAGCAGATGGTAAAAAAATAAATTCTGATTTATACAATGTTGTTATTAGTGGAAAATTTAAAAATGCAAAAGGTGAAACTATAGATTTAGATACTGCAAGAAATATTGGTGCTAAACAATCAGATTTAGAATTACTAGACCAAGATGCTTTGTTACCTAAAGAAGCTAAAAAATTACAAGAAAAAGCTACTGCATATGAAGATAAAGTTAGAAAACAATTTTTAGATAAATTTGGTGGAGAAGGTGTGTTACCAGACACAGTAGATTATATTGCAGAACCTATATCAGTACCTAAAGGTTTTTATGACAAGATAACAGAAAACTTGTTTAATTGGTTTATGACACAACCAACAAACACTATGTCAAGAATACCTGTGTTTAAATCATCTTATTGGAAAAAATCAGAGGAACTAATATCTATTAGTTCTGAAGGTGTAAAACAAAAAATTATTGCAGGTGCAGAAAAAGCAGGACTTAATAAAAAAACTATAGAGCGTATGAAAAAAATTACATCAGGTGGAGAAAATGGTATTGATGATGCAGAACTTATAGAAAGAATGGCTAAAGGTTTTGGTGTAGATCAGACTAAAAAACTACTATATGACATAACAGAACAAAGAAGATTTTGGGAAACAAGTCGTTGGTTGTTCCCATTCGGTAATGCGTATCAAGAGGTACTAACTACTTGGTTAGGCATAATGAAAGCTAATCCACAAGTTGCTGCAAGAACAGGAACGATCTGGGATGGTGCAGCACAAGAAAATGATGCGTTTGGACCAACAGGTAAAGGTATATTTTATAAAAACCCTATTAACGGACAAGTAGTATTTAATTATCCAGGCACAGGATTGTTACAAGATTGGATGTTTAAAGATGCACCTAATCAAGATGTAAGAGTAAATATGCCTGTGTATGCAGAAAGTATTAACATAGCTGCTGGACTTTTACCTGGTTTTGGACCTGTAGTACAAATACCTGCTTCCTTTATATTTAAAAACTTTCCAGAAGAAGGATTAATAAATAGAGTTTTGTTTGGAGAGTTTCCACCACTAGATGTGAATAACAAAGATGAGTGGACAAAAGCATTAGGTATTAAACCTGCTTGGGCAGATAAATTTATAAAACTTATATTTAATCAAGGAGAAAACGCACAAGGTGCATTTGGTAATACTGTTATAGATACATACAAAGCATTACTATATGCAGGTACGATTGATGACAGCACAGAGGAAAAAGCTAAAGAAGGTATGCAGATAGCAACTGATGCAGCACAGCGTATATTTTTATTTAGAGCAGTATCACAGTTTATAGGACCTGCTGGTGCAGCCTCTCCAATATTTGAACTAACAGATAAAAACCTAGACTATTTTATGTTTGAAACATTAGCTGATGAATACAGAAAAATTAAAGAATCTGTTAATTATGATGATGCTTTAGCAACACAAGAGTTTATAGAAACATATGGTATTAATCCACTACCTCTCACAGTATCTAAAACAGTATCTATAAAGAAATATCCTACAACTGTAGAAGGTGCTAACTGGATGAAAGAAAATATGGAATTATATGAAACATATCCATTAGTAGCGTGGTATTTAGAACCACCACCAAGTTATGCAGAGTTTTCTTTTGATGCTTATAAAAAGTCTTTGCTCACAGGTGCAAGAGAGTATAGAACACCTGAACAATGGGCTGTAGCTAAAAACAAATTATTAGGATCAGTTGCATTAGAACAATACGAAAGAACAATAAACATTGTTGGTAACAATACAGCATCAGCTAAAGCATTAAGAGATGCAAAGAAAAAAGAATTAGAAGCACGATATTGGGGTTATGGACAACCTGGTATTGTAGGTTCTCCAGTTAAACCATCTATAGATATGCAGATAGAACAGTTAATTAAAATGACTAATGATACAGATTTACAAAATTTTGAAACTATAAAAGCTGCTAAAAAATACTTAGCTATAAGACAACAAATTATAGATACATTAGTATCTGCTGGTAAATCAGAAACTATATGGAAAACAAGTAAAGATTACGCAGGTGTAAGAGCAGCTTTACGACAAGAAGCTAATAAAATTATTGCAGAAACACCTAAGTTTGGTCCTATGTTTGATACTCTATTATCAAGAGAAATAGAACCTGAATATGAAGATGATTTAATAGTACAATTAGGATTAGGAAAATAATGACAGAAAAAGAAAAGTTTATATCAGATATATTAGCACTTGTAAAACAACCTATTGCAGGTCAAAACCCTATCGTACCTACAGAAGTACAGATTGCAGAATTACAAAAAGCTGAATCTGTAGAAGATGCAATATTTATAGCAAGTAACTATGGTTGGGGTGAATATGTTTCACAATGGAGTTTAAACCAACCACAAGAGGAACAGGATTCTGTAGCTAATGCTTTAGCAGCAGCACTTAGTGGACAACAAACAAATTATCTTGGAGTAGATGCAAACACAGTAATTAATTATGGTGGTGATGTTACAACTATTGGAGCATTTGCAGATAATTTTTATGTTGATGGCGATCAAAACGCACCTGAAGCATTAATGCCAGAAGAAATAAGAATAATTCAAGCTGATTTAATAAACGCAGGTTTACTAGGTTCTAAAGTTAATAGACCATTTAGAGCAGGTGTTTGGGGTAAAAATGATAGAGCTGCGTTGTTTGAATTAATGGCTTTAGCTAATCAGAATGGTGAAGGTAAAGCAGAAAAAGGTTGGCAAACAACTTTACAATTATATTTAGATAACCCAATACAAGAACCAGAACAAGTAGCTGCGTATTTACCACCTGATTATAAATCTGTATCTAACAGCATAAATGGTTTATTTGAATCAGAATTAGGTAGAAAACCTAAAGATTATGAATTAAAATTATTAGCAGAAACTTATTTATCAGAAGCTAAATCAGCATACCAACAAAATATATCTTTACAAACACCACAAGATATTATGGCAACAGCAGAATCATTAGAAGATTATGGCAATCACATACAACCTGTTGTTGAAGAAGGGGTTACAGCGATTGACCCTAGTGCTAGAATGTTAGATGTATTTAATAAAGTAACAGAAAAAGAACAGGAAAGGTTAGGTGCGAATCGTGATATTCAAGCCACTAATCGCCTTATTATTAATAGCATCACAGGTGCTCCAAGGTAGTAATATGGAAAATGAAATGACAAATGACAGTAACCCAGCGTTAATAGATATGTATTTAGAAGCATTAAAAATGCAAGAAAGTTCTGGTAATTATCAAGCACAACATACACCAGAAGTAATTACAGATATTGTTACTGGAAAAAAAATTAGAGTACAAGCTGTAGGTGCTTATGGAATATTAGATATTAATTGGAATGGTACAAAAACACAAAAATCTTGGGCAGAACAAGCAGGATATAAAGGTGCAGATTGGCACGATCCAGCAGTTCAAGATGCAGTTGCAAGATATAAAGTACAAGAATATTTTAACAAATATGGTTCTTGGGATGCAGTATCAGTTGCGTGGTTTGCAGGTGCTGGAAATGCTAATGAGTTAGTAAACAATGGAACTATAAATTATGATTTAGCAGATGCTAATGGTCAAACTATTAAAGATTATGTAGATGAAATGAATACAAAAATTAGTGAAGAATTAATGACAATGGAAGTTCCAATGGAAACATTTATTAGTCCAGGAACAGTTAAAGGTCCACCAACTCCACCTGTTATAGCTAAACAAAAAGATATGCAAAGAGTATTTGCTGCACAAGTATTAGATGCTATGACTAAAGCAAATGCAGGTGGTATGAGACCAAGTTTTGAATCACAAGTTCCAGCAGAAGCAGGAGATTTTGCTGATATAGTAGCAGAAACACAAGTTCGTAGAGGTGAAATAGAATAATGGAAAAATACATTGTTATAGGTTCACCTGGTAAATACAAAATAAAAGCAGTTAGACCTGGTGGTACTGGTTATAACTCTGGTATGAGTTTGGAAGCAGCAGAAAAAACAAGAATTGCATTGAATGCAAAATATTTTAAAGAAAAAGAACAACAACCACCTGTTGAAGCTGTTACACCAGATGAAAGTAAGTTGGAATTAAATGAAGAAAAAGTAAAAGAATTTTATGAAGTATTTACTACAAACTTTTATCCACCAACTGCTGTAGGAAAAGCACTTGCTGATCCTACTAAATCTTTGGCAGAAAATGTAAAAGAATCATTTACACCAGACAGTACACAAAAAGACTTTACAGGTGATTGGATATTAATATCTAAAAAACTATATGAAGGTCCAGGTATTGTAAGTGAGATTAAAAATACTGGTGCAATATCAACAACACCTAATACTTTATTGTGGTATAACACAAGTTCTAAAAATACAAGACCTGCTAATGAAGTACCAGAAAATGCAATAATAAACAATGAGCCAATCAAAGAGGGTGCATTAGGAGAACCAGGAAAAGTATCTAATGAAACATTTACTATTTGGACAGAAGCAAATAAAGAAACAGTTATAAATGAAGAATTAGGTGTTACAAGAGATTCATCATTAATTGAATTACAGGCAGCAGCTAAAAAAGAAGGAATAGAAATTCCAGCATTTAGCGATATGCTTACACGAGATGATCAAAGAAATGTAATATTTAATTTAATTAAAAGTAAAAAAGATTTAGAAATTAAAGATGCTGTTGAATTAGCAAAAAGCAGAGTAAGTTTAGGTAATGTTAGTGTTGTTACTCCAGAAATAGAAAATAAAACAGAAGAAGAAGCAAATCAATATTTAACAAGCACACAAGTAACTGTTTATAAAGGTACAGAAAGTAAGAATGTAGATTTCAGAACTGCACAAAGTTATGTAAATAATGGTTGGAGTACAGAACCACCAACTGAATCAGAACAAGCACAACAAGTATTGCAAAGTTATTTAGTAACTATTTATAAAGATGGTAATGAAAAACAAGTAGATTTTAGAGATGTAGCTAATTGGGAAAAACAAGGGTGGTCTCAAACTGCACCTGTAGCTGATTCTGGAACTGGTGGTACATCTGGACAATATTGGTTTAGAGATGATAGTGGTAGCTATGGAACATCTGTACTAGGTGGATTACCTGATAATGCAAAATGGGTATGGGATTTACCAGAATTTACTGGTTCACAAGAAGATTATACATTAAATAAATTTGGTGATTTTACTTCATTAGTACAATCAGTTACACCAGAATTTGAACCACCAAAAGATACTAGTGGACCAACTGGTGGACCAATTGGTAATGGACAAATAACGAATACTGTTATTACAGATTTTAATAATATTCCAGAAAACGGATTGCTTTGGAATGTTAATGGACAAAATTATATTGTGTATGAAGTACCTGGTGCAAACGGAGAACTATATGATGGCAACCCTATCTATATGGCTTATGAAGTTCAAGATAATGATTTAGTAAGTGCTGGTATATTTTCACCAGAAGCAAGTGTTCCACAACCAAATGCAACAATGGATCAAGCATTTTTTGATTCTATTGCAATAGTTACAGGTAACACAGACCAACTATCAGCAGATATTGATAATCCTTTTGCTAGTTTTGTAGAAACAATTACAGAACAATCACAAGTTGCACCTTGGATTACAGACCCAGAAATGATTTCTTTAATTGCAGAAGCTGCTGTAGAAGGTAGAACAGTATCTGATGCAGAGTGGCAAACAACTAACTGGTATCAAACACACAATGAAAGTGAAAGAGAATGGTTAAGAACATACTACGAAGATCCATCAACAGCTACACAACTTACAACAGATGCACAGATAGCAGTTGCTAACTCATTACAAGCAGCAGGTGTATCTAATGCACCAGAAGCATTGATTAATTGGGTTTCAGGTAAGTATGTATCAGGAGAATGGTCGCAGACATATACAACAGAACAAATAAGTTTATTTGCTGACCCATATGCTACAGGTAAAAGAGATACAAGTTTTGAAAACTACTTATCTTCTACTGCTTTAACTGGTGTAGATAGAACAACAGAAAGAGAAAGAGAAGTTAGAGAATTGTACAGCAAATGGTTAGGACCTACTCTTGGTAAATTAACTGACCAAGAATCAGCAGAGATTGCAGGTAGATTACGAGATGACCCTGACTATCAAGATCAGTTAGTACAATCACTAAAGCAATCAAGACTTGCTGCATTTAGTAATTACACTAATCCAGAATTAACTTATGAAGATATTGCAAGACCTTGGAGAAACTTAACAACTTCTGTGTGGGGTCAGACAGCAGATGAAACACAAGGTTGGTGGCAGGAAATGGTTAAGTCTAATGACTTTGCTACTGCACAAAATACTTTAAGAGAAAAAGGTTTAGAACAAGATATTACACAAGTTACACAAGATGCAACACAAGCATTACAACAAGCACTAGGACAAGGCACAGTAAGCCAGACAGGAGTTAATGTATAATGGCAATATTTTCAGCAGATATGGTTACAGACCCTAATACAGGTCAAAGTATTAATAGGCAAGAATATTTTAATAGATATGGAAATGCAGGACCAACAATAAATGAAAGAACTATATCTGGAAGTTCCACATACGCTGAATTAGCACAGAGTTTATATCCTAATATGCCACCTGATGTTTTATCTTTATTTGCTAGTGAATGGGCAAGAACAGGCGATCCACAAGTAGCTATTGCAGAAGTAAGAAGAAGTCCTGCTTATGAGATAGCATTTCCTGGTAATAAAAGACCAGATGGTACAGTAAAGTTTGATGAAGTAACTTATACAGGATTAAAAGAAAGTTACATAGGTACATTAGCAGAGTATGGTATTCCAAGAAATACATCAGTTGATTTACTAACAGATAGATTTACAGGATTAATTGAAGGTGAAGTATCTGCTAGAGAATTTGCACAAAGAGTTGATGCAGTATTTCAAGGTGTACAAGAAAACATACCAGAAGTACAAGCATTTTATAGAGATAACTTTGGTTTAGATTTAACACCTGAAGCTATATTTGTTGGTGCATTAGACCCAACAGTAGGTGAGGAAATAGTTGCAGGTAGAATAACTACAGCACAAATTGGTGGTGAAGCAGCTAGAGCAGGATTTGAGATAACAGGTGAGTTTGCACAGAGATTACAAAGAGCTGGTATATCACAGGCACAAGCAAGACAGTTATTTACTGCTGCTGAAGCACAGTTACCAGAATTACAATCATTACAAATACAAAGAGGTGTTGCACCTGAAGAACAGATCGGCTTAGAACAGTTTACAGAAGCAGCAGTATTCCAAAGTCCTGAAGAATTGGAACAAATAGAAAGACTTAGAGCAGAACAAATATCAGAGTTTACACCTACTACAGGTGCTGCCAGGCGTGGTCGTAGAGTTACAGGAATCGTAGAAGAATAACACAATATATTGTGTATTAAATCCTTGACATACCAGATATAGTGGTATAATAAAATTATCGCATAGTGGTAGTCTGCGAATATAAATTGACTCTGCACTCTCCAGTTTATTCCTGGCGTATAAACTGCGTATTACAAATCGCCTAGTATCTGAATAGCCCAGAAGTGGCTGACAATTCTAGTTATTCTTAAATTTATTTATTTGTCGCCTATCGCATAATATTCCCAAGGATTATGTAGTTAGTAGAAAACTTGGTGTAGGAGAGAAAAAATGGAAAACGAAAATACAGTAGAAGAAATGCAAGACAATAATGCTATCAAGCAAATGCGTGAACGCATTAAAGAGCTTGAATCAGAAGAGAAAGAATTAAATTCTGTAAAGATGGCTAACGCTATTAAAGATGCAGGGTTTGATCCAGACAATGGTGCAGGTAAAGCATTAAAAGACTTGTATAAGGGTGAGTTACAAGCAGATGCAATCAAAGAGTTTGCATCTCAATATGGTTGGGGTGATGCTCCAGCAGAACCAACCCAAGAAGAATTGCAACGACAAAGAGTTGTTTCTAGTCAAGACAATTTAGATACTGTTATAGAAGCATCAGTTCCAGTTGAACCTGTAGGACTAGATGACCAGATAGCACAAGCACAAGCTGATGGTGATTGGCAAACAAGTTCAGCTCTCAAAGCAGACAAATTAAAAGCACTATTAAAAGATAAGTAAAGGAGAAAGATTTAAATGGGTGCAGTATCAGGATTGGGAGATTCATACGATCTCCCTAATTATGTGGGTGAGTTATTTAATGTAACTCCAAACGATACACCTTTTCTTTCTGCTATTGGTGGAATGACTGGGGGTAAATCAGTTACCTCTAAGCAATTCACTTGGCAAACAGTAGATAATGCAGCAGCAGCTCAAACAGCAGTTGTTGAAGGTGCAGACCCTGTTTACGCAGAGAGAACAAGAAGCGAAGTAACAAATGTTACTCAAATTATGCAATATGGTGTAAATGTATCATATACAAAAC